GGCTTATGCTCTGTGCCACTAACTTGCTACGGTTGATTTCAATATTGACCGCACTATCTATAATTGCTTGTAGACTCATCTACGACTCCTTAATGGTAATTGTCTGCGGCCTTGTTCTGTGACATTGTAAAGGAACTCTGGATCGCGAGCCACTAGACTGCGGAATGAACTGGCGTCTACCGCTTGTATACTATAGTTAACATTAGTTATCTGTGTTCCGCCACCTCCGGCTAACGCATTGTTAGGAACAATCGTTCCATTTTGGCGAGGAACAAACATCTCAGGCCCTTTTTCGCCTACTACATAAGCCTTACCGGCTCCTACTGGGCCGCCATCTTCTCTAAATCCGCCAAATAGACGACCGAAGAATCCGCCTCCGCCTCCGCCGCCTCCGCCGAACATGCCGCCGAATATACTCATTAATAATCTGTTAGCACTGGCTCTAACTGCTTGTGCGATTAGATCATTAAACAAACTACGGAAACTTAGTTTACCAGTTTGGACGAACCGAACTATACTATCTTCGAATCCTCTAGTCACAATACCGAATGCTTGTGCAGCACGCTCGGCATCAGTCTGGAGGTTATTACGCCATCTTTCTAGTGCGTTGTCCCAGCCGATAACAAAACTTTCTTGTTCTAGTTTAGTCTGTGCTAATATACCTTCTATGGCAGCACGACGCTCGTCATATAAACCATTAATTTCTTTTTCCCTCTCGAGCCTATCTTCATAAGGCAGATCTGGTATCTTACTAATGGCTTGTAATACGCGGAAACGCTGCTGTTCTAGATCAAATATATTTCTAATGGTTGTTTGATCTTGAGCACGTAAATTCCTTATACTTAATTGTAATCTTTGTTCTTGCTCTGTTATGGCCAAAAATTCTCTAATAGGCTGCACTACATCAAAGGCCGCCATACGAGCACGATCAATCTGTTGTTGATATGCTGCTAGTTCTCTTGCTGTTTCTGCCTGTTGTTCCATTAAAGCAACGGTCATCATCAATTCGCGTTGCTGTTGCTGTCTGCTTTCCAATACCTTTTGATTGGTCATGAACACATCTAATTCAGCATCGCGTTGGCGTTCAACTGCTGCGATTTCACTATTAATTAATTTAAGTGTTTCGCCTTGTGCTCCTTGTCTTTGCTCATTTAAACGAACAATAGCGTCATTGGCTTTACGATTGATTTCATAAACGCCTTCATACATAGTGCGTTCTTGTTCAGTCATATCGGTAGTAGCCATTTGCAGTCTTAATTTTTCTGCTGCTGCTTGGCTGCTTAGTTCATATGCATTACCGATATTAGTGACCGTTTTTAATTGTTGGTCTAATTCTTTTTGTATTTTTTCTAATTCGGCTTTTTCACGCTTTAATTGCTCTTCACCTTTAGTGCCGAAGCCTCCCGCTTCTCTCTCATTGGGGCGAGGACGGTAAGCACTCATTAGTGCTGCCATACGCTGCTCTTCTTGTTGACGTGCTAATGTTGCTTTTTCAGCATCAGTCATGGGGCGGCCGCCAGGAGCACCTAAGGAGCCCGGAGCCATCAGTAGCCTAGGATCTGCTGTATAAGCCCGGCTAGTTCTGCCTACTGCGTTTAGTTGCTTTTCTGTGTCTTCTAATTTTTTATTATATCGGTCTATAGCACCAAATGCTTTTTCTGCCTGTTCTGCTACGCTACCAAAGAACGTGACAATACCTCGCTCTAAACGAGCACGAACACGATCAATCGCTTCGTTATAACTATCCAATCGTTTAATATCCGCATCTGCTACAGGATCCTTAAGAGCCGTTAACTTTTGTAATTCTAATCTATTAATGCCTTTGCCCAGGATATCAATTGCTGCTGCGTATTGACTAGCACTTAATTCACCGCGATTGAATTGACTTGTAATATCTCTTAAGATATCTTCTGTGCTGCGAACTGCTCCGCTAGCATCTGTGACGAATACACCCAGATCTTTAAATGATCTTTGGAACTTTTCATTACCGGATGCTGCTTCTTGAATGCTTTGATTAAGTTTGCTGGCTATTAAGCCGAAGTCTTCTGCTTTACCGCCGGCTTCTATAACGCTGTTTCTAAAATTCATCAGTGTGCCGGTTGCTATACCAGTAGCACCACTAATGTCGCTCATATCGCCGGCTATTTGTAGAGCACGAGTGCCTAGCCCTACTAATGCTCCGGCCGCTGCTACTGCACCTAGTCCTAATGCTCCAAATTTACCTACTATACCGTTAATAGTGTTGCCCAATGGACCGCCAACTTGGCCAAGGCTTTCTAGGTCGCCTTTAAGGTTCTGTATGCTGCCGCGGACTTCTTTAACATCATCGGCTCCCTGGACTTTCATCCTTAGGACGAAATCTTCATATGTTGCCATGTTTATCTACCTTGTTTTCTAATATACTCTTGTATAAATTTTAATGTTGGCTCAGTCATTCCGCGTGGTGCTTGAGGACTATAACCTTGATCTAATCGTTGAGCATATGGATAATCAGCACGAATCTCTTCATTGACTCTGCGTGTCTTACTGCGAGCATTGCCAGTTCTTCTTGGAGTTATATTGCGGAAATATTCATAGGCCTCTTCAGCCAACTTTTCCGGTTCTAACGCCTGTTCTAACTGCTCAATTCTTCTGCTGATTGATCCCATTTTGTTTGCTCCTTACTCGTTCCAACATGGCAGTCATTTGTTCTGTTGAAACTTTTGGCACAGGCTTTTTACCAGCAGCCCGATCTTGCTGTTCTTGTTCCCAAGCCATGACACTATTAAACACTAACAAATCGTAGGTAGTGGCCTGCTCCATGATCACGCTGGGTAATACATGATAGTGCTTGGCCATCATACCTACGGTCAGCATCTTTACGCTGTCCCAGTTGTTGGTGTCGATGGCTTGGTCTTTGACTTTCCCAGGTTATCACCAATCTTTACTAATGCTGCCAAACTTAATGCTACTGGAAACATTTCATCATCTTTTAGCACTGGTTGGCCTTGTTCATTAAGAATTAATTTTCTCATTAATTTGTTTAACTTATCACCTTCACCGGCCTGCTGTAATTTGTAAAAATCAAAGTATGTGTTGATGTCTACATTGTCCAGCATCCAGAAATCAACGGCTTCGCCGAATTCTTCTATGATCTCTGGTTGATCACAACTAATTTTAATTAGTTCGGGTTTCTTTGCAAATTTACTAATATCCATATCTTACTCTTCCTCATATCGTTGTTGCAAGTGATTAATTGCGGCTAATATAAACTTTAGACGCACATCTGCTTGGTTTAAATCGCGTCTAGCACAGCGTAATTCTGCTGCGGTTTTCGCGGTTTCTGCCAGAATGCTGGCATAGATTTCTTCTTCAGTTTTGTTATCAAAAATCATTTAGATCTCCAGATCTTGTTTTAATATTTATATGTAAGAAAAGGGCCCGGAGGCCCTTGTCTATTCTTTTTAAGAATTAAGCAACGGTATAGTTGCCAGTGACGGTAATTGTCACAGGGCTAACCCATACTGGGCTATCAGCACTAACGGTAGGAGCAAGACCGGTAATGTAGCCATTACCAGAAATTGTCTTACCGGCACCGCCGGAACTAGTGTCGCCTAGATATAGTGTGAAAGCCACTAAAATCTTTTCTGCACTGCAACCCCAAATTCCTTTGTTGATAGCGACATCGCTGCCGGTACCGGATCCAAAGAAAGTTGTTTGATCTAGAACAACGTTCAAGTCAATGCTGTTTGTTGCTGTGGTTGGGATCTGTAGTTTAGATTCGCTGTCTAGTTGAGTCCATGTGAACACGTCGTTAGCCGCGTTCAATGTGATGTCTTGTAGAGCAGGAATTAATAGTCCAGATGTGTCACCACTTTTACGGATGCTCAGTGTTGTTTCTACGTTCTCAACACCTGGAGCAGGATAAATGTATGCCATTTGTTATTTCCTTACGCTATGGTATAAAATCTATACTGACCTTCGTATGTGATTCTGTCATTATCTATTGTAGTAGTATAATCAAACTCACGGCGGAATGGGCCAGCAATAGTAGTGATATCTTTAGCACTACTGAATGTTGATATTGCTGCGTCTAAATCAGCGTTTCTATTTTTAGCATCAACGACTAAAAACAATCTTACTATAGTAGTTTTCTGGTTGATCCTTGTGCTACCTAATGTGGGGATTAGCGTATCCATTTCGGTATAAGGCTCGTCCAAATAAACTCTACGCATGTTGCGGTTGTAAAGCGGATTATTTCCTTCTTCAAAAGGCAACTCCTGGCTAACACCGATAGTGCCAGTTAGGTTTGCTGTCAAATAAGTTAATAATTGGCTTCTCATCGCACACGCACTCTGTTTACTCGGGCAGGAAACTTCTCGTCAGTTTCGATTGTCTTGTCATTGTCAAAGTCATACCAGTCGCCACTCTGGATCAATTCTTGGAACAACTTGTTATATTGATCTGTATAGAATTTAATTTTTGCTAATTCAGCACTTTCTGGATTGCCAAAGTCTGCTACACTTGGGTAAATGTATTCATACAGGGCAAAGTAGACGTTTAAATCCTTAAACTCCTGCTCACGACTACGAATTAAACTAGGATTTACTACAGGTAGTAATCTAGCATCGTCGTTTAGTGCAGGATTGATCCTATTACAAACTTCATTCCACCAGTCAGTGTTTCTAATTTGAGTTAGCATACGCTGACTGGCTTGTTTTAGATATTCATCAATCTCGGCTTGTGTTAGACCTTCATTAGCCTCAAGAATTCGTTGATCACGCTGGATCAAGTCATCGTAAGTTGCGAAACTTACAAATGTTTGATATGAAAAATAAAATGCCATCGTGATCTCCTTTTA